ACAGTCACACCAGCTACAACACGAGCATCTTGTTCGACAATGTCGTCAAGAGAAGTGAAGCCAGCACGGCTCTTTACATAAATAATCTCGCCGTCGGTCACAGATCCGCCACCCGTCCAGGTAGCATCATTTGCAGCATCAAGGCCAGAGTATGTAAGAGCAGTGTCACCGATGGTGGTTCCACCAAAAGTGTCACCAACACGAAGAGTGTTACCAGCAGAAATTATCTCACCAGTACCAGAAGCACCAGCAGTCGAGCAGATGGTCATTGAGCGAAGCAGGAGTTCCTGGTTCAACTCTTTAATGTGGTCCCTCGCAGCAGCTTCTTGCTCTACAGCGAGGTTATCCCCCATACCACCTTCCAGACCGCTCATGATTTGAGACTTAAGTGAGACACCGAAGTCAGTAGCTACGATACGTGGAGCAGAGTCCACATTGACATAGTTAGAGACATCGACAGTGGGAAGCGAACCAGTTTCGGTTACGGGGCGAGAACGCTCCGAACCACGGTCAGACCGCAAACGCCAACCAGTGGTAGGTCCCCATTGTACTTTCCGAAGAATATTCCAGAATCTTGTCTGGTTGTTCAATGCATCCCAGACCTTACGACCATAGGTTGCAGTGAATACATCTGATACCTGAAGATATGTTTGCTTAGCAAAATATCCAGGCGGCATCAGTGAGCTACGCAGATTTCGCTCCGCAGAAGATATGTACTGCGCAATACTTAGATTATCAGCCATTAGTTAGACCTCCCATTTGAAGGTCGTGGGTAGTAATACAAGGTCTGAGGAGTCAATTCCCCAGTTTGAAGTGACCACGGAGGTCATTCGCATCCGTCTGTCTAACAATTTGCTCGATGCCATCCACGAACTGGTCAGCAGCTTGCTCTTCATCAGACTTCTGGAACGAATCGCCTTCCACCCCTATACGTTGATCAGGCATGTCAGTGGAAAACTGTTGTGGCTCTTGCTCCTTTCCATAAAGAGGAGTGCGAGTAGCCATGTCACCGTGAGAAGGATTAAGATTGAAACTCTTCAATCCCTTACGGATGCCATCTTTGACATCTTTCTGCACGGACTTTTTAAGTTCACTAATCTCGCCTTGCATCGAAGTATAATGTTTCTTTTCTTGCTCACGAGAAGAAAGTAGACCTTTGATGTCCTTCAGAAGCTCATTAATACCATCAGCACTACGTGCCATATAATTCTTTTCCATATCTTCGTCTTCGATTTCTTCTTCTTCTTCGTCCATCATTTCTTCATCGTCATCGACATCATCTTCGATGTCTTCAACACCGTCTTCCATCATGTCTTCATCATCCATGTCATCTTCATGACCATCTTTTGCAAGACCTTCAGGAATCCGTCTGGAGTCGCCAGGATATGAATATCCTCCCGCTCCGTGCATGCCATCAGCTCGTGCGCCACCAGCTTGCACACTCTGTCCATCCACCATATGCTTAGCGAAATCAGCCAAAATAGCTTCAAGATCACTCTTATGGAGGTATGGATCAACTCCTTGAACACCAGCTTTAGTAGACTTTGCTCCCTGAGAACCGTGGGAATCTCGACCTACCGTATCACCACCGCTAAGGGGGTTCAATTTGTCCACCCACTTATCCGGCAATGCTTTCTGAGTAGCATCTTCGCCACGAACATGAGGAGGATAATTCACTCCATACTCTTTGACGATATACTCTCGCAAAGCCTTCAAAATAGGTAGAAGCTCTGAAGTAGTAGAAGCCATACTTTGCCCCTCCTATTAGGACTAACTTACATAATAATAGAAAATATGATAAGTGTCTATATTTTTACCAAAAAATTGCAATAATTAAAATTTATTTAGGTCGTAAACTTGAATCAAACTCTAATTGTTGTACGGAGTAACATTCTGGACAAATCATTGGATCAGGTTTTTGTATGATATTGGTTATATATGACTTAGGATTCATTGGAGTAACACATAAAGTTACTTCATAAATTTCTAAGTCAGTCACTTCAGTCCAACATTTACCATGTTCACAAATAGTTTTCTTATCTTTTGCATTTCCAGCTATAGAAAAGCCTCTCAATCCACCTTTTAGCACCTCTGCCATAGCTTTTCTAGAAACTTCTAAATCAGTTCTAAAAGCTGCAACAACAAACAATCCTTCAGGTCGAACCTCAGTTACCCACTCTTTTCCAGTAGCATCAACAAATCTCTTAAGAATTTGTCCAACCTGAATTCCAGAGTGGAAAATGTTCATATTGGCAAATTCTTTCTTACCTAAGAAAGCATTCATTGCCCGTCGCATACCTTCTAATCCAAGACGATGGCCTTCACGGTCTACAATATAATAGTTTCCCCATCCCGCAACTACCAAAGTACGACCTGTATCCATCTTTTGTATAGAATTAGCAGTTAATACTTTAAAAGCATCAAGCTCACCTAAAGATTCAGGAGTATCTCCTTTACCTAAAGCATGATTCCTTAAATCAGCTGATAGCATAGATAAATTCGTATACTGCTCTGCTGCATTATCATTAAGACTTCTTAGATGATGATCCTCATCTATGAATTTTCGTCTAACAATCTCATTCTCTGGCTTTTCTGATACTTCCGTAGGACTATATCTATCTTCTTCCGCAATCACATAACTACTAGCATAATCTTCACCAATAGGTTGCTGATGTTTAGGAATCTCATGTTCCTGGTCTGAAGCTCGTTGTTCGTCTTCATCTTCTTCAGAATCTCCAGGCTTATGACGTTCTACAGTACGAGGTGGACGAGAATCATCATCCGATGGGTACGGTAGAGGAGTTGTATTTACACCTTCGTATGAACCCGCATCCATACTATCTTTACTTAAAGAACCCTTATCTAGTCCTTCTTGACCATTAGAATTACGCTTACGAGCGGCACGCCCGTGCGTATCCGTATGCACAGCATCTCCACCACTACCACCAACACTTAAAGCAGTACCACCCCCAAAACTACCACTAGTTCCAACACCACCACCATCACCTCCCCCACCATCACCTCCCCCACCTTCTTTAGCGACATGAGGATGTCGGAACTCACGATTAATAGGCTTCAAATTAGAATCATACTCCGATTCTAAACCAATATTTGTCGCATCCTGTGGAGCAATCATAGTGGCACTACCGTCCCCGCCACCCTCAACGCCTTCACTACCCGTCCCACCAGACGCTTTAGTATTAATATTAACTCCATCAGTCTCATCAGGAGAAATATCTATAATAGCACCAGATGAAAAAGCCTGGGTTCCGGTACCAGTTTCTGCACTAGAAAGAGCTTCTCGTCCGTCTTCATCAGGATCTATCGGTTTCTGAGCATCCCTCTCATTATTAGCATAAGCTTTCATAGCTAAAGAAGATTTAGAATTCTCTTCATCTTCTCGCATCCGACGATAATGTTGAGAAGACGCTGCAGTCCCATCATTAAGAGCTTCTGGGTCATCTACACCCAATCCACCTTCATTGGACTGCTTTTCAACACGACCTTCGTCTATCTCAGAATAATCTAAATTTCTAAATTGATCATTCTGTACTTTAATACGACGTGGAACTGTAGCTCCACTTATATTAGGTTTACGATCATTCTTATTTGTATTAACTTCGTTATCTTCTGCATTGTATAAACTATCTATTTCCGCAGATGACGGAAGAGGAGGAGGAGAACCACTGCCCCCACTCTCACTCTCAGTACTACCACCACTTCCCGCTTGTCTAGCAGCACCTTTAGCAGCTTGTCCCACTGCTTGGGTGCCTATTTTAGCAGCTTGCCCTAACACTTGACCGCCTACTCTAGCAGCAGTTCCAGCTACTTTACCAACAGTGGCAGCAACTGCGGGAACAGCAGCACCAATAGCGGCGGGAATAGCTGCTAATGCAGGAAGAATTTTTTCAAAATCTTCATTTTCTTGTCCACGTACTCTAGCAATCTTCTCTTTGCCTTCTACATCATCATTAACGTCAAGTTTTACTTTCTTAGGTTGGAAGACATCGCCAACAGAACTAAAGGGATCACCTAAATCAGAAACGTCCCGTTGTTTACTAAAAGCATACCAATGTCCCTCTTGCTGAAGTAATTGAATCTCCACACCATCAGCATCTGCATTTTTAACCAAAAATGCAAAACCTTCATCAGCTTCTACAGGAATGAATTCCCGCATAATAACATTAGGTTTATGTGAATCAGTTTTATAATTAGCTGGACTCTCTAAATCTTCATCACTAGTATAAATTAAATTACGAACGTCTTTTTGGACACCTTCGACTTCATTTTCGTCTTTCTGCTCTTCAGATTCCCACGGTTGTTCAGAAACTTCTGCCCACTCTTCGTTCTTCTCCGCCATAGGTAGAGGCTTAAAAAGATCACAATACATCTCTTCTTTAACAGGAAGATCTAATTTTGTGCAATATCCACCCGCAGCAAAAAAGATACAGGTATGACATTCTTCGCCTTCTTTAAAAGACGGCTTATAATTTACAAAACCTAATACCTCTAAATTACTACGATTATGTTTAATGACATCTAAAAAGCCATCAAAATTAAATTCTTTAGCAAACTCAATACCATTTAATGAAGCAGCTAAATGATCATGACCAATAGAAGCTAACATATCCCGAACATGGTCATTACGAGCTTGTAGAATCTCTCTTAATGCCGCAAAAGATGGATCTGCTCCCGTCTCAGCATCATCATGAATTTGAGCTACTTGATGATAAAAAACAGATGCAGCTTTATCTCCATCTGGTCCCGCATAAAGATTGTTACCATCTAAACGCACAAAAAACACATCATTGTGATGTGCTAGTTCCAACGCATGAGCGTTATCTTGATATAGACTAATCACGTCTACATCTTCTAATTCTTTAATTAAAGCATCTAATTGAATAAGATTATGCATTAATTAATTCCTAAGGTTGTCCAAATAAATTAGCAGGACGTGTACCTGCATTTCTAGCAGCAGTAGATTCATTTATATGACTAGGTAAAGCAGCTATTTCAACAGGACCCCTTGGTCCCATTGTAGCAAGAACAGCAGTATCACCATCAGTAGCTTTTTCTACTTCCCCATGCTCAGACAACTTCTGAGATTTACGCTTTCAATCCTCACACTCATCGTCCTTAGGACCATTATTACGTTCTAAATCATCTGCGGACATACCCAGACCATCAATAGCGGAGCCGCCACTGCTATTAGGCATCATTTCAAGATCTTGTGGCTTTCCTTGTATAAGCTCAGCTTTCTCTATCTCTATAAAATTAGTAATATCAAATGTATCTGGCTCATAATATAAAAAGGCAGAGAAAAAAGCTGGTTCACTAACAGCATCTATAGATTTAGCAAGCAACATACTTGAGTACCACCAATCAGATGTAGGACGACTAGAACGATCTATCAACATTTTATGGACTAAAGTACCTTCAACTAACTCTTCAACATTAGTAGTTTTGTCTAAATTAAAAGACTTTAAAATATTAATGTCATCGACTACATCAATATTATCTGTTTTAGGTATGACACGATCTACCGAACCCCAAATCTTTAAGATATCAATCGATTTATCGAAAGACGTTTCTAAATCTTTATCTTCCTCTTCTTCTTCCTCTTCAGAAATCGCATATCTATTCAAGAAAGGTTCAGCAATACTATGTTCCGAATTCTCCTGTTCTTCACGTTCTAAATTAGTATTTTGATCATATTCACCTTTTTCTACCTCACCTGCATCGCCCCAAGCACCCATTACAGATTCAGTTTCATCCCAATCTTTTTCTACAGCATTACCTTTAATTTTTGATCCTATTTTCTCGCCAACTGCTTGACCAATTGTAGGTGCAGCAGCCCTAACAACCCCAGCCAATACACCTACTTTTTCAATATCCGTATTTTCTGATTGGGCAGAATCATTTCCGTTATCTTGGCCTACATTGATAGGAACAGATGGAGCTTTAGCAGGTTTATGTTCTGATGTATGCCAATCCATTACATCAGGACACCAATGGTCAGCATCTGGCAAATCATTCTCACCAGCATTTTGAATATTACGCTGATGCTTAATATCTCCACCACCAACAATAGATGTATCTAATGGTCTTTCATCTTCAGGTAAATGCTCCTCATCTCCATTATGAGATACACGTTTTATTGCATCAGGAGAATCAGAAAATCTATCTGGAAGATCATCATCAGCCTTCTCCAAATAAGAAGACTCAATAGAATCAATCATCAGATGTAGACTATTTAGAAAATCTAAATCAGACCTAGACTGTGTCATTTTGCCAAACCTCCGGTGGAGCCATCAATATTACGGGGGGTTGATAGGTATTACACAAATAATAAATCGTTGCTGATGAAGCTTCTCTTTTCGACATTACCTTAAATACTTCAAATAATTCAATATCAACATACTGTACAGCGGGGCCACCTATACCTATACCAATAGCTGCCCATCTATTCGGATAGTTATCAACTAAATCCGATTGATTCTCCATTAACCATTGCACATTAGACGATCTATTAATTTCAACTTCAGCTTTCATCTTAGCTTTACCTATCTCCTTTCGTACCTTTGATAAAACCATACCCTACCTAACATCCTTGATTAATATTTAAAGACTGTAATCCAGGATCTGGACTACTATTTACAGGAGTATTACGAGTAATTGTAGTTGATGTATTACGTGGTTTATAATATGTATTAGTCGCATCTAAAAATCGCTCATATAAATAATACCAGAGATTCTCTGGAAAATCAGATTCCTCCGCCCCACGAGTCTGATTATCTCTACCTGCTTCAACCTTCCAGCGTTCTTGTACTCGTAATTTCCAATTATGAAAATCTAAATTATAAGAATGGATAGGCTCCAAAGATTTTCCTGGTGTAGGCATACGCATCATAGCATATCCACCTACATCAGCATGATAAAAATCATCAAAAGCCTTCCATAATGCAGCTTGCCACTCATTATATGTACTAAATTCTGGCTTAGATCGGATTCCCGGTTGGTGCTTATTACGCTTCATTATGGCTCGATAGGAGCAATTTTTTCAATCTGATTCGGACACCACCGAGCAGGCTCAAAATTAGGTGCTTTATCCGGTTTAACTCGTGGGTTCGTCTTTGGAACTACTACCGGTTTGATTTTCGGTGCTACTGGCATCTAGCTCAACCTCCTTAGATAAAAATCTATAAAGTTTTAATTTTAAATCATATCCACAATCAGCCCCTGTCCCCCATCTAAAGGTAGTAGGAACAATGGCTAATAGTGTTCTCGCTATAAACTCATCAATAGCTAACGGCTCAAGTTCTGTAGTAAGTTGTACAGGAATTCTTTTCTTTTGCCTATTAATAACACTTAAACATTTCCAAACATCAGACCTAAAAGAAGACCAATTCGTTACTAAATCTTCTAAAGATGCATTTGGAATCAACACAGACCCCGAACACATTACCCAATCTAATAAAAGAAGTTCTTCTTCCGTTAAAGGTAAACTATCTACCGAAGGAAGCTCCCATCCATCATCTAACATATACTATTTTTAACCGCCTACAGCAGTTAAGTCCCCCCTCAAGCAGCCTCTAAATGATTAGGATCTCCTTTTTTATGTTTACATTTTGAACGAGATTGTTTATCTAAATATCTATTAATTAATTTAATAGAATCTCCTGAACTATCAATTGATTTACGTGACATAGTAAAACGCATTCCTCCTGTCGTGCCTCCGCCCCAAGATGCCGTTGCACCGCCACTTGTCACTCTATTTTGACCAGTAGGAGTAGGAGCACTTCCTCCGGTAGCCTGAGAATTGTAGCGATTCGGGTCAGTAATTTTAAATCCAGATTGCCCAGTGGTTCCACCTGTACTCCCCGATCCTATTTGCTCCCCTGATGTGGTGGTAAAAATATTTTGACCAGGAGCTGTATAAGTAGGAGGAGAGGGAACATCACATCCACCAATAGAACAAGCTTTATCTATATCCGAACCCTCTTCAGCATGGTGTCCACAAGGCAATATATGACCATGCTTAAATAAATAAGCATCAATCGTATCCATAGACTTAGACGCAAATTCGCTAAGCTTACCCTCACTCATACCAGTTCTAGTCTTTTTTCCAGCACGCTTACGAGCAAGCTCAGCACCCATAAATCTACGTTGTTTTTCAGATATAGCTGGCATTTATCCTTGATATGACCAAGAACGGAATCCTTCTTCTAAGTCCGTACTCTTTTTTACATGAGCTTTATCTAATGGAGTCACAAGTGGGCGTCGCTCCGTATGCCCTTGTTGTCTATACTTATTCTGTGCTTCATTCTCTTCCTTTTTTTCGTCATATCCTGGATCACCAGGCATATAAGACGTTACTGGGCCAGACTTTCCCGTTGTCTTTTTACCTAACTTGGTGGTTCCACCAACAGGAATGACACTAGTTCCAGCACCAGCACCGAATCTGTAGGCAGGATTGCTACCCTTTACCTTCTTCTCAATAGAATCTGCTTTTGCTACAGTACGCTTTGGCTTCGGAGGTGGTGGTGCAGCAGCTCTATCTTGTACCTCTTGTCTTTCCCATTCTTTCATCTGACGCTTATGCCGAACACCAGGAGTAGCTTTTGCAACCCCACTACCCCTACTCTTCTTTTCACCTTCACGCATAGTCCGTCCAATTTCTAGGTTCTTCTTATCTGTCCATTTCGTCCTATCTTGAAAATCCTTACTGCTCTCCCCTGAATCCCGTGTTGGTGGCGCAATAGCTTTCTCTACGGGAGTCACATTCGCTTGTCGGCCTTGTTTCGCTGCACCCATAGTCTTTAAATGTTCAAAAGTCTGGGAATCCATTCCAGCTGGAGGACCTATCTTAACTGGTGGCGTATCTGGGAATCCTCTAGATACATCTTTATCTGCCTTACCTAAATAACCATCAATAGCATTGATGATGTTAGCTTCAGTTTTAACATCTGAAAGAACTATCACAGGCTGTTGAGACAAAAGCGGAGAATCATAATTATTGGTTTTACCTTTAATAGGTTCCATCATTCGATCTCGCAATTCAGGTTCAGCCTTCGGAGAATAAATATCTACAACAGAGAGTCTATTCCAACCACTATAATCACCAATTTTAATCTTATCGTCGGCGACCTCTGGAAAATCTTTGCGACCTTTAAAATCCGACATCTTTACTCTCCATAGTAAATTCGTTTATTAAATCTCGTTTCAAAGTATCAGTAACGCCATAAATCGATCTACGAATTAATCGGCGTAAAGCATTACGTTGTCCCATATCAACATAAAATCCTTCAACAATAGTTAAAGTTTCTCTAACTATAGTAGAAATTGCTCTATCATACTTATCCTCCCAAGTATTATCATCATCCATTAATTTAACTCATGTAACACAATTTTACCAGATTCTAAGAACTAATTCACGTAAATCTCAGACTGGCAATCTTCCGAACAAAATACTTCTCCCGAATCACCCTCCACAAAACATGAATCACAAACTAAAGCGTCACAAATATCACAATCAAAAGCATCCGTCGTCCAATCATCACAAATTACGCATCTCATTTTATAATTTTTACAATCTCAGTTCTAGTATCACGAGCTTTACTAGAATATTTAGGTAATGTACTCCTATTACGGCTGATAAACCAGCGGACATGTTCACAACGCTTAGAATGATCACAATCTAAATGGTGAACAATCAACTTATCTTTAACTCCCATATATTTAAACAATCTATAAACATGTTCAAAATCTTGAGTTAAAACAGTAATTTCTCGTATCTGATAATGGTCATAAAATGGTTTAAGATTATTAGTTCTTTTGACGGTACATGGCATACATAAAGACTTATCAACTTTAATACGCCGTCCACAACTACAAAAATTATCAGGTAATTTAATAGTTACCCATAATTTATGCATTGCAGAATCATGTCTAATTAAACACTTAGATCCTTTCCATTTTAAAAATTTACTATGAATACGTGAATGTAGTTTACATGAATTACCACGTCTAATTACATGCCATCTATTAGAATCGTGAGAAATAATGTAAGTACGATTCTCAATCTCACGATACCATTTCTTCCATTCTGGTTCACTATCAATTGTTAAATTAATTAATTCAATAACTACCACACCTCTATATCAGAAGTTACTGCAACTTCTGTAGTATCGATATGGTCAGTAAATATATCACAGATTGTCAATTCTAATGCAAGTAAAGTATCTTGTCTTGATGTCTGTAGACGAGTAAAAGCTAGTGCAATTGTAGATAACTTACTTTGTTCAATATTATTAGAAATTTCTTTTAACTTATCAACGATAGCAGATGAGCGATAAACTGTCAATTGAGAGTTCAAATATACAGTATCAGTAACAAAATTAAGCATAAATTCTGCGATTTCAACAGGATTTGCTCCCAAATCCCATAACTTTCGGGCAGTTAAAAAACACTCATTAAGTGTACCATTACCACAATGTGCAAATAATTCAAGAGTTACACGTTCAACATCACCATATAAAAATTGAATTACTCGTTCTGGTGGCTCGGAATCATATAAAGTAAGAATAGTATCTAAAATATTTTCAGCATCACGTAACGAACCATCGGCTTTTCCTATAATACTTACTAAAATATCACGTGGTATAGTCCTATCTTCTGCCAAACAAATTCTAGCCAATTTATCTAACATGGCTTTAGGACTAATCTTTTTAAACTGAAGAATTTGACACCGTGACGATAACGTCACAAACGCCTTATCTGTATCTGTCATAGAAGAAGGGTTTTCTGTAGTACAAAACACAAAATGAACATGTTTAGGTGGTTCTTCTACTACTTTTAATAAAGCATTCAACGCAGCCGATGTTAATTGATGAGCTTCATCTATAATGACAAATTTCACATCTACGTGTTGAGGACGAAGATAAAGCGTATCTATTAAATTCTTAACCGCATCAATACCCCTATGAGATGCAGCATCTAGTTCCACCGCATCATGTAAAGCAAATTTACAACCCGTACAAAAACCACACGCTGTAAATCCCTTTAATTGTTCACAATTAACCGCTTTTGCAAGAATTCTCGCTATTGATGTCTTACCACTGCCCCGTGGACCACGTAATAAATACGCATTAGCAATATGATTCTTTAATACTGCATTAGAAAGAATACGTGAAATGGCATCTTGTCCAACAATTTCATTTAAATTTTGAGGTCTATATTTATTATATAAGTTTACCTGGCTCACCATCATCAATCTCAACTATCTGAAGTTTAAATTTTTCAACCGTATCTATTACCTTACTATTCTGTCCTAATCTAGCTATATATTCTAAATGATCTATACGTTCATACATCTTATTAAGACGCTTAGTATATCCACGTCTAGTTTGTACATCCACAGCTGAAGCTTTAGCATCTTCTAATGCGTCTAATTTCGCATGTACCTCTTCCATTACATTAATAATGAACATATTGTACGCTTCGACTAATTCCTCGATATCATCTTCTTCCACCGCAGCTTTGACCACAAAAATATCCTTATCCAACCGTTTAAGGGACGTAAAGCTACCTGTCGAATATGGCATGCAGTACACGCTTTGGTTACGTAAGGCCGCCCCAACACGTCGTAAACCACGAAGCAACCGCACCCTTCTGGCGGCTTCCTTTGCTCCCAAGTCGAAAAAGACAAAACTCCACTCCTTAAGATTAGAATCCACTATATTGACTCCTATTACCATTTGTTATAAGTATACCAAATTTAAATAGCTAAGTCAATATTGAATTAAGTCGTTCTAACGGAATACTTCCCGTAGAAAAGGTACATCCGTCCCATCTCCAATCACATCGTAAACATCTATGAGGCATAGACGGAGTCATAGTTGAATCCTCAAAATGCATAACTCCTACTGAACCACACTGAGTACAACATTCATGTTCTGACCCATCTGTATGTTCATTAATTGAAAAATAAATATGAGGCATTTCTTCTCCATAAACGAAGACTGTATCTATATTATATACCTATACTAGTAATATAACAAATATAATATAGTATATTAATATTTTAATGTACTTGATAATTTTACAAAGTGAGGTGGATGTAATAGTACTCACTAAAGCTTATTAAACATTACTTCCATATGTAGCAAACATACATCGCTAAGGGTTGCTAGTTAACGTTAATCTTGGTATAATTATGTCAACGTACCCTTTTTAGCTTACGATTGTAGTAGGCTAGTGTATAAAGGTGAATATTTTGGCAGAATTAACCACTAGACAACGCCTAGAAAAATATCTGGTAGAGCACCCTAATGGACGCATTAATACAGCAAAATTAGGCCGTAGCTTCAGTATCACTCGTCAACAAATCTGTTATTTATTAGATAAATTGGGTGAGCAAAGACATCATCGCTTACCTTCAATAGCTAATTGTTGTAAGGCATGTGGCATTGATATAAGTAAAAATGCTACTTATTGTCGTTCACATGCCAAAATAGTCAAACGATTTCCTGGTAAATATTATCAATGTATCGCATGTAAAACATATAAAGTTCTAGAAGAATTTGCTAAAAGTAATATAGCTCATTCGGGATATGAAACTAGATGTTTAGCTTGCAGAGCCGAATGGCAACGTAATTATTATCGAACTGGAAAAGGGAAAGAAAGTCACGGTAAAGCCACTCGTGCTCTTCTACAAAAACATCCAGAACGCCAAAGAGCTTATTACCAAGTATATAAAGCTCTAAAAAGTGGAATTTTACAAAAAGAATCTTGCTACAAATGTGGCAATGCAAATTCTCAAGCAATACATTCCGACTATCAGCATCCATTAAGAGTTACATGGGCCTGTTTAACTTGTCGTAATAATATAGACACTCCAAAAGTAGAATACGTTCCTAATCAATTAGAAAATGGTTTTAGAGAATTTATTAAAATTACAATAGGTAAAACTAATGGACTAGGACGATGGTTAGAAAGCATCAAACAACACTACAATACGCCCTCTCTCACAAGCCAGATATTTGTTCAGTCAATTAAAGATTATAAAAACATTCATGGATTGGGACGACAATATAAAACTTTAGCTGCGCAATATGCTGATAAGCTGCTTATCGAACTTTTGCCTAAAAATCATGAGTAAATTGGTTATTGACTTGGTAGTTTAAACAGAGTATACTACTAATATGTTCTCGAATGAGAGCAACTTTTACAGTCTTGTATCCGACTATAAACGATGCGGAGAAAGGGTATGGTTGGTCTAAAATCCCCTCCAACGGACCTAGGTATGTTTGGCGATGACAATGACAATGACGATTACTTAGACCTCAGTAAAGTACGATCGTTTCAGATTGAACTAGTCCGACGAATTACTAAAGATGCTCTCACTAAGATGGGAGCAAATCCCACAGAGATGTCGAAAGATGAAGTTCGTTTTCTTGTCTCGTCATACTATGCCATTCAGGAAATGCGTAAACTTTTGAATAACAGAGTTAGTGCATTGTCCAAACAAAATGATCCCGCCTCAGTCTTCAGTTTTATTTCCCAAGGTGTTGAGACTACTGAGAAGAATATTCTAAAGTTCCTCTCCGTTGCTTCTAGTATGGAAGTAATAGGACGATGGGCTGAGTCGATACGGGGTATTGGGCCAGTAATATCTGCGGGACTACTTGCTCACATAGATATCAATAAAGCTCCCACCGTAGGCCATATTTGGCGATTTGCAGGATTAGACCCCACACTAGATTGGTTGGGCAGGGAAAAATCTGCCAAACTAGTTAATGAACTAGTAGGTCGTGGTGCTGAAGCTACGGAAGCACAGTTTGTTGAAATAGCAACTGCGGCTAACCGTAAGGCAGACGCTTTAATGACTCAAGTGCAAGCATTTGCAGAGTCAACCGGTAAGGGTTCTTATCTTACTAAAGATAATATCGTCAAAACTCTTGCCAAACGTCCGTGGAATGCTGATCTAAAGCTGATTTGCTGGAAGGCAGGAGAGTCTTTCGTCAAGGTTAGCAACCACTCGGAAGATGTCTACGGACATGTATATGCTGCTCGTAAACTTCTGGAAATACAGAATAACGAGAATGGCGAATACGAAGAACAAGCCAAGGTGAAGTTGGAACGGGTAGGCAGGTCTACCGATGCCTATAAGGCATATTCACAAGGTATATTGCCTCCTGCACATATTCATGCTAGGGCAAAGCGATATGCGGTCAAACTCTTCTTGAGTCACTGGCACCATGTGGCATATGAAAGTACTTTTGGTACTCCTCCTCCTAAGCCCTATATTCTCAACCAAGAGGGACATACTCACTATCTATCGCCACCTAATTGGCCTATGGCGTAATTGCATAGGGCTACCTCATCAAAAAGGTGGGGTAGCCCCAATAACCATTAGGATTCAGTAAAATATCCATTGTAAAAACTCTCTTAAATAGCTATTGACTTCGACATATAAAATATGGTATACTAAGAGAGTAAACCAATATCAATCCCTATTAAGGTAAGTTACATCGGTATTTTCTAGCTTATTTGATGAGTTTCTCTCGCCACATTATAAAACGTACCAACAAAACACTCCATCTGTATTTGATGTAATTCAAAGAGTGGATGAAGAAAATAACACGGCAGTAACTCAGATGTTTTTGCCAGGAGTTACGTCAGAACAAGTTGATGTATCGGTTAATTCATCGGCATCAATAATTAATGTTGTTATCAACGTCGAAGAAGATACTACCAATAAATTCGTGCATCAAGTGTACTCTGAACGAGTCCAACGAACATTTAAGATGACTTCTGATTATGACGTGGAACAAACTACAGTAGACCTTACCAATGGTATATTGACGTTAACCACATCACGTATGGAGAAATCTCCTCAATCAGTCAAACTTCCTATTAATACTAAACAAATCAACGAAAAGAAGTAAAAATAACTCCCCGAAGGCAGAAACCCATACTTCTTTGGGACTAATGAATATATGACAACGCCTAGGGGAGAACAATTAAAGGTTTATATATGTCACTAATGATATTAGCTGTGGCAATTGTTTTAATAGTAATCGCATGGTCATTATTTTGGAAAATTGTAAAATTCGTGATATCCTTAACATTAGGAACGCCCTATAGATGGTGGTTCGATAGTCCATATAAAAACGAAATACCAGTACCACTAGAACCGTCAGCAATGTGGATAAAAGGACAAAATGGTCAGTATTTTCGATACGATATAGAAATATCGGATGAAAATGTTGAACAACAGAACGACGATTTAACTAATTTTTATAGGCAACAAGAAGGAAGTAAATAAATGTTTAATTTATTTGGTGGGAAAAAGGACGATACCTTAACAACTATAAAAAGTGATGCCAACACACTACGGACACAAATTCATAGAATTCAAAAAGAACTAACTATTATTCTAGAATCTAAAAATAGAGCTACTAAAGATGAACGTACTTCAATAGTAACGTCATCCTTAGAAGCTTTTAAAAAAGTTGATAGCTTTTTATACCAAGTAGATAAACAAACTTAATCATGTTTGAATATCTCTGTAAAGTCACTCGTGTAATCGATGGAGATACCATCGATGTAAATATTGATCTTGGTTTTAACATCTGGCATAAAGCTCGTGTGCGTATGGCAGGTATTGATACACCTGAAAGTCGCACACGTCGAAAGGCAGAAAAGGTTCTAGGACTAGCTGCAAAAGCTAGATTAAAAGAATTATTAAAGGGCCAAAAAGTTTCCATTCAATGTACAAAAGAAAAAGGAAAATTTGGTCGTGTATTAGCTGACGTAATAGTTAATGATAAAAGTATCAATAGCCAGTTAATAGATGAAGGACATGCCCGTGAATACGAAGGGGGTAAAAAGAAACCGTGGATAATAAAAACTAATGAAGTATAAAATTTCTCCAAACTACTATCGAGATAATAGTCCCTCACGAGAACGATTAGACGACTTACGACACCTAGTAGAACGTCAAGGACGAGCTATACCTGCCAACTTTGACATTGATGATATTCATTGGGTTACTGACCGGGTAGGTATTACTGATTTTGAAGGCTGTGATGAAGCTGTAGTAAACGACTATTTCACAATTAACGTTGCAGGTGAATTAGATTCAACTGCACAAATACAAGCTGATATAAACCCCGGTTCAGGTACAGTTAAGAAAAACTTAACTAAATTAGCCACGCTTATCAATAAAGTATTACTAAAAAATGATGATACTAAAGTAGTGGTTCATTGTGCTATGGGTATGGAACGTAGTCCTTTAACAGTTGTATGGTATTTACATAAATATCATGATAAGACTATTGATGAAGCCTATGAAATGGCACAAAAAGCCAGACCTGTGGTAGTTGATAGACGAGAATGGATTAGATTGTAATGGGCAAACTAGTAGAAGTAGTATGTCCTCATTGTAAACAAATAAGGATAATTCAAAAAAAAAATCAGTATGCTTCTACTACAATCGCATGTAAATTATGCACACGTGTTATAGCTAAACAATATTTCAAGGCAATCATGGCTAGGAAAAAAGACTATGTCTAATGTCCTTAACATGAAACGTATTGAATTTAATGATGGCACTACCTTAACATTTGAACAAGCAGCTAGACGTATCCATAGAGAAACGAAACTATGTAAAGGATACTGGATTAAAAATGGATTACGTCCCGCTACAGGTGTTTTAGAAGAATGGACTCAATGTAGAAATACTAAGTGTCTCTACATTGAGCCACATCTTTGCTATACCCCTAATAAAAAAAGACGGATATATAATGGCTTGTTTGCCACTAGTTTAGCAACTGAAAATGATAGAGGAATAACAGAAACTGCCGAAGAACATTGCTATCGTGTAGAACAGTGGATTAGAGGATTTAAACAATGATTTCATTATCGATGGCCCCGAATAGGAACGAGTATGTATAAATTTGAGAAAGGTAAGACTTTAATCTAATGCCAAATATTGGTGATGAAATACGAGGAAAAGACCTAGACAAAATAACCTATAAAGCAAAACGATTATATGTATGGGTAAAATGCCCCTATTGTTTAGAAGAGAGATGGGCGCAAAAGAAATCGTCATGGGATTCAGGGAACAATAAAACACGACTCTGTCCCTCATGTAATACAAATAGAGCTAGAACATTTCGTTTAAATCCCGAAAAAGCAGCTAAAGAAGAGCGAATTTAGATGATACCCGTGGAGAAAAGTAATAGGAGTAAAAAATTCAATGGATACGGATAAACAGATAAAAACTAAAGTGGTACAACCCTATACCTGTATATGCGGAATAGTTATAACACATAAACGAAAGAGCTTAAAAAGACATTTATTAACAAAAATACATTCACAATTATCCCCATGTCCTCCACATCATTGGATAATTGAGTCGGCTACTGGACATCTCAGTAGTGGCTATTGTCAAAACTGTAATGAAAAAAAGAACTTTGAAAATTCTATAACACAGGGATACACCTGGTATGGCCGTGCTCAACGTGAATACGACTCCGAAGAAAGAGCAAGAGAAAATAAAAAAGAAGTAGAAGATCTAGCTAATAGCAATATATAATGAGGTGATCTATGTTATCTGTACAAGAAGTACACCATAAGGTTCTATATCCAGTAGTTAGAGTACGAAGTGGAAGTGCTGGTGGTAGTGGAGTCTTAGTTTATAGTGAACCAGACCCTAAAGATCCATCACATTACATTAATATTGCATTAACATGTCAGCATGTTATAGATGCAGCTATTAAGATTAGAGAAGAATTTGATCCTGTACTGAAGCAACAACGTAAATCCGATTACTTTGAAGAAGTATCGATTGAAGTTTTTGATTATGACGGATCTAAATTAATCTCTAGTAATGCAACTAATGCTGAAATTATTGCTTACGATAAGCATCACGATTTAGCAGCTGTAAAGTTAAATAATCCCCGCCCAATGCCACACGCAGCCTCAGTAATTCCTAAAGATGAAATTAAAAGTCTAAACATTGCGGATCCAGTAGTTACATGTGGTTGTAGTCTATTACATGACCCGTTTCCTAATAATGGAACTTTAACTTATTTACGAGAAATGATTGAACAAAAATCTTACTTAATGGCTAATGCTCCAGCCATATTCGGCAATTCTGGTGGTGGCCTATTCCACGGAGATACGGGATATTTACTGGGACTCACAAGTCGAGTAACAATTACGCAATTAGGTTTTGGATTAGATGTACAGACATGGATGAATTTTTCTACACATCCCGATAGATTATATGAATTCTTTGAGCATCAAGAATTACAATTCTTGTATGACGACAACGATGATTATCATGCAGCTATGGAACGTAGAGAAATAAAACGAAAGAATGCATTACGTGCCATTTTATTTGAAACTCCTTGGGCTGGAGTAGGAGAACCTTCAACAGACTAATTTCGATTATAAAGGGGTAATATATGCCAGTGTATGATAAAAGACGAACAGAAATGGATGCAGCAAAATGGCCTGATCAGATTTGTATTGTTCTAAAACCTATGCAGTCTAAATCAGGAGATGCACAAATAGGACACTCAGGAACAATTACTATTGAAACGGTAGGAATGACTGCATATTTACCTATTTATACGAATTATCAAGTGGCCCTACAAGATTATCCAAATTGTCCTATTCATGTAATGAGTTTGGTCGATTTTAAACGTGAATTAGGTGTACCTATATAAATTAATACATAAACGAGGTGTGATTATGGATTCCCAATTTAGCATACTTAAATCATCTGATCGTCTAAAAGCTATGACGGTAATTCAAGACTATGCAGAAACTACACATTTTCCAGAAAAATTAGATGAAATAATTAATCATCTTTTACAACAACAAATGATTCACACCTTGCATGAGATAACCGATAAGATTCTACATTATGGATATGTAATCGACCAAGTTAAACATATAGCAAATGAACTAGCAGAAACGCATAAATATCCCTTGACTTCGACCATCTAAATAAGGTATACTAAACGTATACTTTAAATAGAGGTAGAAAAATGGGACAACCACATACTTTTGAAGAAGCCATGGATCTCATCCTCGTAGAGATGCGAGAACTAATGCTTGATAGGCAGTATAAGTACGGCCCAGAGAACATTAGAGGGATGGGAATTCATGGCTTAATTGTTCGTATCAATGATAAATTAGCTAGGATTAAAGAAGATCATAAAAATTGTTTTTTCTTAGGTGAATGTAATCTCCGTGAACTACCTGATGAAGAACGAGAAGATGCTTGGAAAGACTTAGCAAACTATGCAGGTGTCATTGCTTTGATGGTGATGCGTGATACTTGGGGATTACCCGTAATGTTTGAGCCTAAGCAATAATATGCCAATTAATTTATCCCTATTTAGTGGTGCCGGTGGTCTAGATATTGGATTAGAACAAGCAGGATTTGAAACCATCACTTATGTAGAAGCTGATAAATCTTGTAGAGACACTTTATCTCAAAACGTTACATGGACTAATGATATCCACGAAGATATAAAAACATATAAAGGCTCTAAGGGACTATACGATTTAGTCTCTGGAGGGCCACCATGTCAATCATTCAGTACAGCAGGAAAAAGAGAATCATTAGAAGATCCACGAGGAAATCTAATCTTTGAATTTATCAGAATAATAGATGAAACTAGACCACGATTTTTTATAATGGAAAATGTACGTGGACTAGAGTCAGCTAATTTACCTGATAAACCAATAGGAAGTGTACTTCATGAAGAAATATTTCCTAGATTTATGGCATTAGGATATGAATTAGCTACAGGATTAGTTAGTTCTTTAGATTATGGTATTCCTCAGGATAGAAAACGATTTTTGATTATTGGTAGTCGTGACCATGAATTTGGAACCTGGCCTGCAAAACTACCTATCTTACAATTACTGCCTCCAACACATGGCCCAGGTACATATAAGCCCTATAAAGTTCTATGGGAAGCATTAACATATTTACCTAATGAAGAAATAGAATGTATGTCTTATAGTGAAGCACGGGCTAAAATATATAGTGAAGTGCCTTCAGGTGGAAATTGGAGATACTTTAGAGACTCACCTAACTACACACCAGAATATGTTCAAAAAATATTAGGTGGAGCATATAATTCTACTGGTGGCCGAGTTGGATTTTGGAGAAGGCTATCGTGGGATAAATGGTCACCTACACTAATGACTAGTCCAGTACAAAAGGCAACAGGACTATGTCATCCCGATGAAACTCGTCCTCTTAGTATACGAGAATACGCTCGTATACAAGGATTTCCAGACAATTGGAACTTTACAGGCACTACTGCAGCAAAATATCGTCAAATTGGCAATGCCGTACCATGCGTATTAAGTAAGGTAGTGGGACAAACATTATTACAATATATGGAGTAATTATATGGCGTCATTAAAAGGTCAATGCGCATTAATATGCACAGGGAATCAACGTGCTTGTTGGCATCAAGATTGTAAAATCTTGAGACGATTTACATCTGGAAAATTCTTGATTGAAAATAAAAATGGTAAGGTACAAGCAGCTGTGCCTTATGACTTGATATTTTCTAACGCAGAAAAAAATATATATAAACAATACAACCTAGAAGCAGATGCGTGGGTACTAGAGGCAGACGCAAAGAACAGTATATTAGGTCAAACAATGGCAAGTAAATTACAAAGTAAAATTAATTTTACACAATATTCAAATAAGAAATAGTACTAAGCACTCTATTAAGTTGACTTAAAAAAATTCTTATTTTTATCTATATAGTTTCTCCATTTGAAAGGTACATTTAATTCATAAAATATAGCATCAACTGGACAGGCTATAAGACAATAATTACAATCAATACAATCGGACGGATTAATAAAATATTGTTCTTCATCCTTGGCCGTATCTATACAATCAACAGGACAGACACTAACACACGACATATCCTGTGTCCCAATACAAGGTTCTGTAATAACATATGCCATGAATAGCTCCTATTCTTTTAAGACAACAAACGAAACATGGATTACAAAAAAATATTTACACGAGCAATGCTTATATTTACGATTCTTAGTAGAAAACGTCCACGATACATCTTTTATTATAAATGAAAATAATTGTTGGGAAAGGACAAAAGAAGGAGAAATTTTATCCAAAGTTTTATTGGGCTTAGATATGTTAAGAAGTGTTATTGATAACGAAGAAATAACTACATATTCAGGAGATATTATTATAGCAGGTAACGTTTCTCCTGAAGAACTAAAATCTAATCAGAAGACGTGAGAGTACCAGATAATGAATGATTTTATAAAGAATTCTACCTTTCATAATGAAAAATATAACTGATACAGAAATTTTAGCGTTATATAGTATCTGGAGTGAAGAATATTATTGTGCCAATTTCTTAGTTCCACATCCTGAAACAATAAAGGAATTTCGTAATTGGTTAAAGAGCAATCCGAAACCATTGAAAGATTACGAACAAGAAATGTTAGAAGAATTTCATAGGCAGAAACAAGAAAAAAAAGAAGAATAATTTATAATGGAAAGAATCCCTGCTAATGGGCAGGGATTCTTTTTGAGAGGAATCCTGATGAGATTAGAAGTAGATGACTATTTTCTTAAGATGGCTAAACTAGTAGCCCTACGCAGTACATGTAAACGAAGAGCCGTCGGCTGTATCCTTGTAGATAAAAAGAATCATGTAGCTGCAACAGGATATAATGGTGTACCTAAAGGATTTATTCATTGCATTGATTACCCCTGTAAAGGTGCCGATGCACCATCTGGGACACGTTTAAATGAATGTAAAGCAGTGCATGCAGAAATGAATGCTCTCTTACAGCTACAATCTACAGATGAACTTACGGCATATCTAACAGTTACGCCATGTTTTGATTGTGCAAAAATATTAGCTAATAGTAATGTTACTCGTATAGTTGCATCAGTGTGGTATCCACAAACTGAGGTTAAAGACATCTTAGAACAAGCCTGTATTGTCGTAAATGTTCCAACTACCGTAAGAAGTGAAGAGTGGGATTGTCAGCCATAATCTCGTTACTAAGATAATGATGGATATTATTTACACATTAGCAGGAATAATATTAATAACATTTACTTGTTTTTTAGCATGGGTAAATTGGAGAATCCTACGTGTATCAGAAGAATTATTAGTAGTCAGTAAAATCTTAGTAAACGAAACTATACAAGTTCGAAAAGTATTAAATAATAAATCCGGAAAAATTCAGAATACGCCTATTCTTGGAACCAAAAACAAATGATATTTAATTTATTTAAGAAAAAAAAAGTCTCTTACATACAAAGACGAAAACAACACGTTTACAAACTGCTAGGTAATAAATGCCAAAAATGTAAGATGAAAGACTCTAAAGTTCTACAGATTGACCATGTAAATGCAGATGGTCATCTAGAACGTCATCTATCACGCTCACAGCTATACACACAGGTATTTAAAGAACCAAAACGATATCAACTACTATGTGCCAACTGTAACTGGCGTAAGCGTGAGAAAGATTTTAAGAAACAAAAACGTCAACAACGTAGTCTCTGGCGACGTATATTATTGCCATTGACTTAGTGTATCATTTTTGATAAAATATAACTCGACGTAACTATGATTACCTAATCATGAAGCAAATCATTAAATAGAAGAGCACCAGAAAAGCAGAATGCCCAAAATAATTACGTTATCTTTCTTAGGCTTAAGTATCGTAATAATAGTAATAGGAACATTATTTCCACTGATACAAAAGAATTCCGTGGACGCATTTATTGCTATTTGTCCGTTACATTAGGAAATCATCTACCAGAATAATAACAGTAACTCAGAATGAACCATCGATGGCTAGAGTACCACGGTGTTGTAGTGTGAACCACGATGTTGGACTGTAACAGGGTACCAAAGTTAATCAGCCCAAGCGATTGTACCCAAATCACAGAATAAATCAAACGAGAAGAAAGTACCAAAGTTTCTGAATGTCCCACAATATAGAGCATCCTAGACTCTAGGAGTAAACCATCTATCCAGTGTGTACCAACCCTGACGAGTGAGCCTTGATATGAGAAAGTATCATGTTAGAGGAGTAAATCAGTAGGAATGAAGGTATCAAAGAGAGAAAAGTGAATCTAATCCTAGGAAAGTAACAAACTATGAGAATGAATCCTGAGCCAGGATAGTAACATACGGCCTGATGACTTATCAGGCCGTAAAGTACCACTAAGTAAGCCTAAATCAGAAGATTAGACAGTAACAAAGACGAGAAATAAATTATAATCGCTGAAAGTATCAAACCACGAGAATGAATTATACATACTGAAAAAGTACCATATAATGAGAATAATAATGAATCAGGAGAGTATAAAGTATCACAATTGCCGAATGAAACTCATACTATGAGGATGTAGCGTGAAGAATGATCAGGGTCATTATACTTTGACTGATGCTGATATAAAGGCATATCAGCGTATACTTAATGCTACGTATGATTTAACTATAAGATCATCTGGTGAGAGAGATTTAGAAACTCATGGATATTGGAGCGTAAGTGCACCAGCGAAGAATAAAACGTATTACAAATCTGATGGATGCACTTTAGTAGCAGCAATTGAACAGTGGTTTGTTCATATAGAAGAAAAAGGAACAGAACCATTTTTTGAATGAATCAAACAAACTGAAAGTATCATCTTCCCCGAATGAATTACATACAATGACAGTATCACATTCTTAGAATGAATCAAGCACCAAGAAAGTATCAAAGTCCTTGAATGAACAATCAGAATCTATAAGATAGAATCACAGATCTCGATAGTACCAATTGGCCGGAATGAATCAAGAATCAGGAACGTACCATGCTTATTGAATAAATCAGTTCAACGGAGAGTACCACTGACTGAGAATAAATCATTTATGCAGACAGTATCATCTATCGTGAATAAATCATTCTTCGAAAGAGTGCCACATCGGACGAATAAATCACGAAACTTGCGAGTACCAGAGCCTCAGAATGAATCATCTGGTTAGAAAGTACCAGATTTGATGAATTAATCATTATGACCGAAAGTAACATAGAGCGTAAATGAATCATGGCTAGTGAAAGTATCACATATTATGAATGAATCATGAATCAGGATAGTATCATCTACCCAGAATAAATCATCTCAGGAGAAAGTATCATTTGCCTAGAATAAATCATCTCAGGAGAGAGTATCATTCAGAAGGAATAAATCAAATTTCCGGAAAGTATCAAGCCAGAAGAATGAAGTATGCACCAGGATAGTGCCATATGTTTTGAATGAATCAGAGATGTTATGAGTACCGTGTTTAGCGAATAAATCAAAACACAAGAAAGTATCAGGTGCTGCGAATGAAGCATGCGTTACGACTAAAGTATCAATAAAAGTGAATGAATCACCACGAAGGACAGTACCAATGTATTCGAATTAATCAACCTAGTCGAAAGTAGCATAATCATCGAATAAATCAGTACCAGCGAAAGTATCAAGTGGATAGAATGAATTATCTAATACTGAATAAATCAGGAAGCTAGAACGTACCAAATATCCTGAATAAATCACGTAAATAGATAGTCCCACAACACCTGAATGAATCATAACTAATGAAAGTATCAAACTGTTTGAATGAATTAAAAGCACCAAGAGTACCATTCCGAATGAATGAATCAGGCATCAAGAAAGTATCAAGTGGACCAGAATGAATCATAGCTCGTGAAAATATCAAGTTACCCGCAGCTTCCAATTGATTGGGATGGAGATGGGGGAGTTCCGACAACGAGAAAAGCGACAGCAACTGCTCGACTAATATTAGAGTCAGTTGAGGCTTTTACTGACCATCTGGGTATGGAATTATCCGTAGATCCTCTACCCAACGGAGGACTTGATATGGAGTGGGTTTCGCATGCAGGAAATCAACTCCTCGTAGAAATTCAACCTTTGGGCGGTGATCCTAGTTATTCTGTCTGTAAAAAGAACCAATCTGATGGGAAACTTACATATTGGGCGGATCGAGTTTACAATCTCGATGAGGTTTTCGCATTGTTGCTGTGGATGAACAGATAAGGCTCAAGAGAAACAACTTCAAGCTTGGCAAATGAATCATATTTGGCAAAAGTATCATTTAGAAGGAATGAATCAAATTTCCAGAAAGTATCAAATTCATCGAATGAATCATCACTAATGAAAGAACCAAGCACTGTGAATGAATCATAGGCCGTGAAAGTACCAAGCTTTTTGAATTAATCACACCAATCAATAGTACCAAGCCTGGCGAATGAATCATCTAACAAGAAAGTACCAAGTCACCTGAATAAATCATCAAGTGTAATAAATCATGGCTCCATGAGAACCCAAAATTTTTTAAGGGGTAATTAAATAAAGGAAGGTATAGGATGCAGGAGTTAGAGCAAGGAACAATGGTAAGGGATAAATGGTTCCACATATATAAAGAAGATGGTGATATCACTTACCAAGGTCATATATTAGATTATTTACCACCTAGGCTCGTTCTAGTTCAATTATTTTCGTGGCTTGATGGTCGGCCAACATGTCAAAAATTGTTAGAAGTGACTGACTATTGGAATTTCTACAATACTCAGGAAGCTATGCATGACGCCTGGGACTTACATCTAGAAACTTTTCATCATGTTAAGGTGAAATCTAAATCCTATCTTGAGACTATACGTAAATTAGAGCAAGAGAGTCCAAACGGAAATATTAAGGATGAAGATTTTAAACGTCAGATTTTAGAAAATAGTTAATATTTCTGTTAGACCTTATGGGAACCCAGGGGGAATGGACGATGACAACAATAATCCAAATTAAATGTCCCCACTGCCAGAAGCGTTTCAAAGTCAGTCACTTAGATTGGAGATCGATTGTATGCTCCAAGTGCAAATTAGTACTGACGATGCCTTTAACAGTGCGCCAGATTCCCCCTTAATAAAAAAGGTAGGACTAAATAGGAATTTATGGCTGCACTAGTAATAAGATATCAGTGTCCTATATGCAATATGCCTTATATGCATAAAAGTGGAGTGGAACGTCACATAAAATTAAACCACTCTTCACCAGATGGGAACCCAAAAATTATCAAGTCTTTGAAATAAATCAAGTTTCCAGAAAGTACCATACAGTGTGAATAAATCAACTCTTTGGAGAGTACCATACTTCAGGAATGAATCAAGACCACCTACAGTATCACATTCTTGTAATGAATCAAGACGACTTATAGTATCAAACCGTTGGAATGAATCACCGCCAGGAAGAGTACCATGGATCAAGAATAAATCAAAGGAATCGAAAGTACCACGATGCTGGAATGAATCAGTGCGACGGAAAGTACCATTTACTTGGATAGTGACCACTCACAAGCTGCCAGAGTTCGCCTACGAGCGTATTAGAGACTTAATTGAATATAGCGTCGTTCCGAAAGACTTACACCGTTATAGCACTGAGCCTGGCAAGCATTTCCACACGACTGCGATATATGACGGGCAACCCGTAATCTAAAACCTTCTGGGGTAAAGATGATAGTTATTACCAAAGCCGGATTTGACCCGCCGAGAGATCGCCGATGTTCTTTACAAGTGAAAGAAGATATTGGGATGCCCGAACAAACAAGGGGCATATCGGCGTCGATGAAAGGACGAACGCAGACTGTAATGGTGCCAGTTGTTTTGGATAGCGGGCAGACAGTCCTACGTCCGAAAGGTCAAAAAACCAATTTGGGCAAAGAGAAAATATGGATTTCGCCTTTGCTTGATATCACAGTTAAGGAATTGTCTCCCGATCTGATTTTCGGCAACGGTACTACCGGGCCGATGGCTTTACAGTACATCCGAGACGGCGAGGCACGGTTAGAGTATGGCATAGTGACTGTTTTTCCTTATGGGACTGTCCTTACCGTTGCCCAATGTTACCGGATGCAGGAAATCTTTGAAGGCATTCCGCCCGGTAGTGACAAGGTTAATGTTTGGCGTCCTTTTGATTCGGAAGGACGGGTAATCGTCAAGTAAGGAATCGAAGCGACGGAAAGTACCATTCAACAAGAATAAATCAAGGAAATCGAAAGTACCAAACACATCGAATGAATCAGATGATCAGAAAGTACCACGATGATTGAATAAATCACAGCCTTGGAAAGTTACAATTAATTAGAATGAATCACTCCATTAGAAAGTACCATTCCAATTGAATGAATCAGTTCTGCTAAAAGTACCAAATTAAGCGAATGAATCAAAATAATTGAGAACAATTTTTTTTAAAAAATTATTTTTTATATCGCCCCTTTAGCCCTAAAAAGGAGTCTCTATGGGACTCCTAGAACAAAAAAATAAAAAGATCATCATTTTATTCCACCCCTTTACCCCCGAAAAAGGAGTCTCTTTTTTTGAATCCTCTAAAAAATAGAGCATGTGGCATATGTGAGTGAATCTACCGAAATCTGGATTCCTGAAAAGCCTTGAATTATTTAAATTATCAGTCTAGAGACAACTCTGAATAGCAGTCTAGGGATAACAATGAATGGCATGAAAGCATATATATCTACATTGTTTAGTGGAGCAATGGTAGGGTTCATAGGTGTCCATACGTTTGAAGACATCATCCTCTTGAGTATAGGTAGGTTCGCTCCCTTGCCGTTGATAGCCATGTATGCACTAGGTTTAGCCATGTCATGGCTTGTAATGGGTGCACTACTACACAAAGTACTAGGCCGTAGGCATAGTGAGCATAATCATTGATGTAGGATGATGCTGTGATGGCATACGTATGCATCAACATGTGTAGTGCATATACATCCACATATAGCAAATAAAGAATTAAAGAATCGTGTAGTAGACCTAGTGTAGTACTACATGCATAGACCCACTACATTAATGTAATGAGGTCTATATCTACTACATGTACATATAGTATGCATGGGTAGTACACATATAGTATGCATAGGTACATAGACCCTAGGCATTAGTGCATACTACTAGCTATAGCACAGTACAGCTATACACATATGTCATGGATGGTGAGATGTAATGGTTATTGATATATTGTATGCCATAGGCTTGATGACCACATGGCTAGTGCTAGGTGCATGGGTGCATCCAATACTCAATCGTGGCTGTGGTGCGCATTATCCACCACATCAATATGATATAGCATCATCTACTGCATCGATGACGTACATTGATGCTGTCACTGTGTGTATAGCACATAAATACCTATGCACAGTAATAAAGAAATAAAGAATCATGTAGTGTACCGATTACTATAGCTGTAGACATATTACTACAGCTATAGACATATACTATAATATAAAGTAGCATAACCTTATTCCATCTACACTATACATACATACATAGCTGATGAAACAAAAATGTGAAATAATACAATGTAGTGGTGTTTATTTTAATTCTATGTCCATAGCTCCCGGTACATATGTTGCACTATGCCAAAAACACTATGATGAAGAAATGTCCGTTAAGTACGGTACTTCATATCAACCTACAGAGAAACCCATACCAACTACAAATACATCCCTCTGCGATCGATGTGACCAAGAAAAACCTTGGTTAGTTATGAGAAAGTCTGAGAGATGGGGCCAATATTTTCTACCTAATGAGATAAACATATGCTTAGAATGTTTAAAGCAAGACAAGAATTACATACAAGACTATAAACAACTACCATGAAAAATTTCAATAATACTACTTGCTACTATCATGAATCTTAAATATCTCTTGACTCTAGTATTAAAAAATGATATGATAGACTAAAGTGCTTAAATAACATTTAGACAGGAATATCCCACTCAAATATAAATACTTCGATTCATGATAATCCAGTCTACGCAGTCTATGAGGCACTATTTGAAGCGTTAACTGATAACTTAGGCGAAGGACAAAGGAATAAATTCGAATCACAAATAACATCTGTGAAACGACCTAAAAGGAGCCGAGGCCGAGGCAGACTAATAAAACCCACGAAGACACAGGAGTCTGTTCAATGCCTACAACCAGAGAGCTAATCGTAACATTACGAGTCAATAATCCTAATCTACCAGCTGTACGAATAGCCGAATTTCTATCGATTAGTAGGGAACGAGTAAGGCAGATACTTAAGACAGAAGGATTTCCTACCAGAGTTAAACCGTATTACGGTGATTGCAAAGTCTGTGGTGGAGATTTAAAGTCTGGTAGAAAAGCATATTGTTCCTATGCTTGTCGATCAACAGATTGCCGAATATCATTTCGATGCGATTATTGTGGACAGACTAAAGAAGTTCTTCAGTCTGTGTTCAACGCTCAAAAAAAGCGTGGCTATAAATTCATGTACTGTAGCATCAGTTGCAGGAATTTTGGAAAATGGATTGTACTTAAACTACGTAAGCCATTTGCAGTTAGCGTTTCATAAAATATATTTTATGAGGCGTAAATATGACAGGAATACTTTCTACAATCGGAGTCATAGTATTATTAGGAATATGTTTTCTAATAGGATGGAAATGCTTGACTCATCCTACCACAGGTAAAATTGACTATCACTATCAAAAGAAATATAAAGACTACTATGATAAACGTTTCCCACCATTTTATTAAATAACATCTCTCACATTTCTCCCTGATAATAGTCCCAGTAGTGACCCACCGCTGCTGGGACTATTATTTTGTCATTTATTTCCGCATATTCCCACCTTCTACATCCTCTTTACACAAAACACGGCTGTACGTGGCTCTCAGAGTGATTTGTATTATTTTAGCTACGAATTAACCTGTATTTGCTAGTTGACTTAAAGAATTGATTTATGGTATACTATTAATAGAAAGTTTAAGGAGATAAGAAATGACGATCACAATGAACACTATCAAAATTACAGGTAAGACTTATTTCGGATGCGACTCACCGTCGGAATATATTAAAGATATGTTGCGATATGATGATGGGACTGTCTTCAGTTTGACACATGAGGAAGGTAATCGGGAATTTGAAGCGATAGTAGTTGCCAAGCGATACACACCAGAACGTTGGCTATCATTCGGACTACAGCCAACATTAATGGAAGGCACTAAAGAAGCATGGCAAACTCAGATAAATCTGACATAAATTATTCATAAGAGGAAATAGAAAAATGGGACAATATTTTCGACATCTGACAATAATTCCTTTTAACCCACGATTTGAATGGGTAGACTCAATAGACGAAGTTGCCGACAGAATCAATATTCCGCATGAAGATTATCCTAGTAGGGTGAAGTCTACGTTAGATGAAATAAGTAAATTTCGTCAATTAAAAAATGTAGATTGTTTTGAGATTACTATAAAGAATCTTCTTGAAATACATAACCATATATTTGCTGATACTGACCATGCAGGAAAATTTCGTACTGTAGATGTACGAGTTGGTTTACATGTTGCTCCTACATGGAAAACTGTTCCAACGATGATTACAGAATTACATCATTTGCATAGTAAGTGGCGAAACGAAAT